GCCTGAGTCATTGGGTTAATGTCATGACTCATGCTCATATACCTGTAATTGAAGCCCCTTAAAACCTCCAACATGTGAGAATATTTATCGCTATGAATTCCACCGTGATAGCAAACATCGTATTTTTTTTCGCAATTTTCAGGTATATATTTAGAGTGAAACGGATACCAGATTTTTTTATATTTGCTAGTAGCTTTAATTTTATTCAACCAATCAACCGTAAACGGGCAAATGGAATAAATCTCATCAAACCTATCTTCTACGTTAACATCATATGGTCCGCAAAATTCCGTTGGTGGAACTACATTCAAATATATGTTTTTTTCATGAGCGCGTAATAGGTCGGCATGAGCTTGATTACAAATAAAAGTGTAACCATAGTAAAGAGCAGAGCTATGGTCGTCAGATTGGAAATCAGCCAAATCGAAATAGTGGGTGTTGGTCCCATTAATTTCAATTGAAAGATCTTTGTAAATTCTCATTAGATCCAACCCCTTTCCTGAGGATTTATTTTATGGTCCCTAAGCAGTGGCAAGAGTTCCTTTGAATATTCTTTGAGATTCCATGCACCTTTAACTACCGCTGAAGCTATGTAAGGAAAACTCTGACAATCGTAATGATGCTCTCCGCGCAAGGGTTCCTGATTATACGCGACAACACCCTGTAACTTTAAATCTTTACAAACCTGATTTGCTGCCACTTCAAAGTGGCCATCAATTACGCCACTGGCACCAATCCCTGCATCTGGTCCATTTTTATGAATTTGCGCCAAAGCGTCTTTTTTCCAAATAGCAGCCGTTTGGCTATAAAAAAATGGTTGTTCATGGGACAGATAAAAAAGATCATCATTTATCCTGTTTTTTGTGAAATTTGGCCCCCTAGTTAATCTCACAAAGGCCAAGTTCTCAATGTTCTTTAATATGCCCAAATAATCATCGAGTTTTTGCAAGTCTACGTCGTCATATAGCAAGTAGTCCTCGTTTAAATAGAGAATAAAATCACTTTTTACACTATTAAGGCATTGAAGGTATTGTTTCGTGAAACTGTCAGCTTTGTCATAGACCACGCTTTGGTAGCTTCCGTTAATTTCTTCATTGTCGTCCGTAAAGACATAAATTTCACCACCGAAGCTTTTATTGCCCGCTTGATTTATAAAGTGTTTTTCAAGTTGTCTAAAAAATATCGGCCACACATCTGAAGCTGATGAGTGAGTGTTTACCACAACAGATAAGTCATCAAGCATTATATCTTTTGTTCCTTGGCAAATAGTTTAAAAGTAGTTAGATCTCTGTAATCGGGAACTTCATCCTGATCCTCCATGTGTTCAGGATAAAAATTAAGAAGCATCATTCCTCGCGCAGCCCATTCTGGTGTCATATAAGAATTATGCCCCAAAAACTCAGGCTCATCCTCAAAGTAAGGGACGCCCTCTGTTCTGCCTAGCCATTTTGACCTCTTGAGGTGATCGTAAGCCTCTTTGCTGTCGGTTAAAATCATTCCTCCTTTTCCTATTTTTAAAGACTTTTTAATTCCAAAAGATAAACACATTAGTGTCCCATCTATATACATGTTGGAGGTAAATCGTTTGGCGGAATCATAAATTGGGTACGGCTTGAGTTGATAAATGCCCTTCCACTTTAAATCCTCAAACTTAACGGTTCCGCCTGCCTGAAGGATTGCATGAGGGACAGCAATATAAGTTCTTTTTGGAATTGTAACCTCGTCAACTTTCAAATACTCACAACACATTTTGAGTGCATTAGTGCAATTATCACAAGCTATTGCATATTTCGCACCCGTATACTCGGCTACGTTCTCCTCGAACATGTTGACTATCTGCTGTGGATCATTCATTTTTCAAATACGATATAATTTTCATTGTTGGACCATTTACCAACTGAAGCCTCTTTCCAACCAGCCTTGAGAAAAGTTTTAATGCTGGCGTAATTTGTAGATTTTACTTTTGCCGACAAGGTTTGGTGCGAAAGCTCTTGCTCAAAAAAATCCAGCATGGAAACGGCAATATTATTACCCCTGAAGTCAACTGGCACAGCAAATCTGATATCGCCTGCTACCTCGCCAATAAACCCAACTCTTTCTTCAGCGTCATTTCGAGCTATAAAGTAATTTTCCCCATACTTACCCATAAAAGAGGAATGCTCATTTGTGGTTATTTCTTCTTGGGAAAAAAAACCAATAGATGAGGAGTTTCTTAGATTTCTTATGAAATCCCAATCATTTGGTGTGCAGCGCGTAATTGTTAGTTCCATACGTCAATTTCTGTAGATAGAAGACCGTGATTCCAGTATTGATTTAAATACCCCCTCAGATAACAGCCGTTTAACCTCAAGTGGTAGCCCAAAGATGAGCCGATGTCAATATATTGATTTGTGTCTGCTATTTTGTATAACTGGTAGATCAAATAATTACTTAGTGTTGCCGCCGAAAAAAGAAAGGTGTGTCCAGTTATATCGTGATCTTCGATCCACTTAGACATTTCTCCAATAAGGTTATAATTATTAATCATTGAATTTGTGCCACACCGAAAATCCTTAACCACCTCAAAGGGTAAGTCTCCTAAGTCTGCATTTTCATTGCAGACCAAGACTATTTTCTTTTTTTGGAATTCTGGTATTATTTCTGTAACGAAACGATGGTAGTTGCCATTTATCATCACGTTACAAAAAGAAAGATGCTCATCATCTCCCTCCCCGTATAAATTCACACAAAATTTCCAAGACACATCGCCATACGATGCGTTTTGTGGTGGAATTCCCTTAAAATAATTTTTCTTTCTAAATTTAAAAGCTTCAACAAGCCTTTTGTGAAAAAATTCATGTTTTTCTGGGTAAAAGGCTTTTTGTTCCTCGGGTAAATATTGCCCTTGAAACCTTGTATCGTCTCCGTGTAGGTCTCCTTGTATGAAATAATTATCTGATAAGACTACAACGTTATTTTGCAAAACTGTTACCTCGCCGTCTGAAAAGCGAGAAAACGCAAATGGAGTATCCGACGAAATTAAATTTTTTATTTTGTCAAATTCTTTTGTGAAGTCCTTCATTAAATTTCAAGCCACTGTGGGTTCTCCAAAGTCCACTCTATCGTGTCTCTCAGGGAATCTTCAAATAAAATTGGATGACTCCAACCCAAGTCCCTCATCTTTTGCCCATCCATCGCGTATCTTAAATCGTGACCTGGGCGCGAACTATGAAAATCCACCATTTCATATTTAAGCTCTTTTCCTAATATATTGGCAATTAACTGCGCCAATTCCAAGTTATCAGTCTCCCTTTCTCCGACGATATTAAATTTACCCTGTGACGCATCGTAGTTATCTAGCATTTCCTCAGTATTATCTAATATATGCAAAAGTGCATCAGCGATATTACGAGCGTGGATATAAAAACGGCTACCCGCCTTGGTTTTTTCTTGATTGCTGTGTATTGTTATAACTTCATCGTTTAAAACTTTCTTTATGACCTTCGGCACAAATTTTTCAGGATGCTGCCGCTGGCCTATAACATTCATGGTGTTTGTGGTAATTATCGGCATCCTATAAGTATTGCTATAGGCTTGACAAATGCATTCTGCGGCTGCTTTGGATGCAGAATATGGATTACCACAATTAAATCGATCCCCCTCTTTATAGGCTTTACCAATTGGCGCAGATCCATATACTTCATCCGTAGAAAAATAAATAAACTTTTCTAAGTTTTTCAGCTTTTTTGCATATTCTAATAAGTATAGCGTGGAGTCAATGTTGTTTTGTATAAAGGGAATTGGGTGATCTATAGAGTTATCAACATGGGACTCTGCTGCAACATGGAATATATAGTTAATATCGCCTAATTCCTTGACGAGGCCCTCTGGAAAATCTAAAGCTAAATCACTAGTGAAAATCTTAACCCTACTATCATCAAAGACGTTTATGTCTCTAATCCTATCGTGGCCAGAGCTTGCATAGGTCAATTTATCTATGCAGTAAATCTCCCAATCAGTATGTTTTATGAAATGCTCTAGAATGTGATGACCAACAAACCCGTTAGCTCCCGTTAATATTACTTTTTTCATCTTCTATGTATTTTTTAAATTCGTTGTTCTTGTCATACCACCAACTACTAGCTTGACATAGATTTCTATCTAGGTCAAGTTTTAATTCGTTCCACTCTGGACCTTCAGGATCGGTAACAACCAGATCCTCGGGAAGGTTTGAAAGAGACCTAAGGCGATCTCCATCCTTAATTAATTCTCGCCACTGGGCCAACCTTTCATCTAGAGTTCCTTCGGGGGCATCGCCCTTGCAAAACACGCCCGATAAACCCACATGCATAGATCGAGCTTGGTCAGGTTTTAAAACAAATAGTTTATGCTTGTCCATTATTCTCTCTATCAGGCCGTCGTGGTGCGTGTGATCACTTGGGGCTATTCTAGATGCGCCAAAATGTAAGTTATAGAAGAAGAAAGGGTTATGATAAAGATTTTCATTCTCTAAGGTCGGCCTCAAGTATTTATTAATGGTTTCTGTGGATATTACAGACAATGAAGTGCATTGATGGTCACCCATTAACACCTCTGGATTTCCGTCTAACTCTGCCTCTGGGCGCCTTTTGTGGGCCGCGCCCATTATTCTTGGGTATTTTTTAAGATAGTTGTCATAGATATATTTATTATACCTTATGTAATCTTTTGTAGGCAAAATATCCTCTTCGCCAACAATGACAAAATCCCCACAATCTTCTTGATCTGCCGCATACAGGTAAGAGGATAAAATATTATAGTATCCCGCTAGAGGACAGGACGGGTGGTTTGGCTTAATAAACCTCTTAATTTCAACATTGGGGTTTTTCTCTTTATATAGAGATATGACATAATCCTGCTCGGGATCGTAGCCTTTTTCAGTGTTGATTTGTATTTGGTAATCAGCAATCGTCGGTTCTGAATACAACTGCTCCAAGTAAAGATACAATAAGTCTGGCTTGTTGTAAGCGACAATAATTATTGTATTTTTATTCATACTGCGAAATAATCTTGTTTATTTTTTTTGAAGATTTGCCGTCCCCATAGGGGCAGCGGGCATTGATAGTAAAGTTATCGACCACCATTTCCACTGTTTTTTCCAAATCGGACGGGGCGCCACACAAGATTAAGTGGCCGCTTTCTATAGCTTCAGGGCGCTCGGTAGTTTTTCGGCAAACTATTACCCTTTTGTTTAAAAATGACCCTTCTTCTTGAATACCTCCAGAATCACTTATCACAAAACAACAATCTTTGAGTATTTTTAAAAATGCATCATGCTCTAGTGGCTCAAGTAGAGTGATTTTATCTAATTTTTGGGCCTCCTTGACGATAATGGGATTGGGGTGAACAGGGTATAGAAATTCAAGCGAGGGGTGAGATGAAGCAATCTTGTTAAGTGCAGCAAACCACTGTGGCAAAATTTTTAAATTTTCGTTCCGATGCAGAGTAATTAAAACCTTGTTGCTATATCCTGTATTGCATTTATACTCGCTCAAAGTGTCTAGGATGGTGTTGCCTACGATATGAACCGCTCCCAAAACACCCTCATTTCTAAGATTTTGTGCTGATAGCTCTGTGGGGCAAAGGTTTACTGTTGCTATACGGGAAACCATTTGCCTGTAACCCTCCTCGGGAAATGGATTTTCCCAATCAAAACTTCTCAATCCCGCCTCAATATAAAATATTTTTTTCTTTAAATGATAAGCCACAAGGCTTATCGCAGCAACGGTTGCGGTATCCCCCTGCACAACAACGTTATCGTATTTACTGATGATGCCCTCTGCTTTAAGGAAAACCTGTTGAAATATTGAATTTAAACGGTTGCGGCAACTGTCCTCTACCTGAATAGAGTGGTCAAAGACTCCAAAGTCGATAATGTCGGTATGCTGTTTGACAAAAAGGCTATCGATTGAGTCACTTAAGCCAATTAACGTTTTTACCTTTAGGTACTCAGGGCGCGTTCCATAAACTACTAGGGTTTTTTTCATATATTTTTTAATTTAAATCCCTTGTGATGATAGTAGCGTAAAACGTGACCAAAGACACCTGCTTGGTGACAGTTTACAGAAATTGCATTTTTATCGACGCCGAATTCATACGCTAACTTAGGATGGCTTCCCCAGAGTGACTGATCATCCTTGGGGTGTGGTGGAACATAAGTATTTAGATCCATATATTTCTGGATCGAATAAGAAAAGTGCATGTCTTCTCCGCACAAGTGCGAAATTGGGGGAACGGTTTCTCTCCAAAACGCCGATAGAAGATCTCTGTGAAAAAACCAAGAGTGACCAACGATATCTACTTGCTCTGTCTTTTCGTTTGGTTTAGCCCAGCCGTGCTGCTCATAAGAATCATAATCTAAATCATTGAATGATACGCCATTTGTTCCATAGAGGCCATTGTTTTCATTTTCTATGCAGTCGATGCAGTTCTTAAACCAGTTTTTCCCAGGTATTGTGTCATCATCAAATACACAGATGTAGTCTGAACAGGTGTTTAGGGCGAAAGCAAACCTAGCCCACACGCCATAGTTCGCATTGTTTTGAGCAATAGCAACGCCATCTATCCCCTCAAAATTAAACTCTGTTTCATCCTCTGGATGATTCTTCCACAGAAGTACTTCTGTAGGAATAACGCTTTGTGTCGTTACCGCTTCATATTGCTTCTTGAGTGTCTGCGGTCTCCTGTATGTGTTTAAAACAACTGATACTTTTTTACTCATAATTTTTCTATTTTATTCCAAAAATTTTCTGTTGCGGTGGAACATCTTTTAGCGAACTCTTCTGCACCTACCCTATCAAACTCTAAATATGATCCTATTTTTTCCTTCGCGCCAATAACTTCCTTAACTCCGCAGAGTAGCGCCTCGGCAACCATTCGGCAGAATGGTTCATTAACTATTGGGTGATGGTAAATTGCCTTGGCTTTTTTAAAAATGTTAGGCATTTCACTATATTCTTTAGGGCCTCGATAATTAATATTGGCAATATTATCGAAAAGCGTCGGCGGTGTTGTGGGGTCAGACCAGCCAAAAACATCGATAGTTCTGTGCTTGTTCTCAATAGCGTATTCTATAAGATTGCCGACACCCTTAAGGTGGTGAAGGTAACCACAATACACAATGTCATAGTCCTTTTCTTTCTCTTCTCCCGAGAAAAGTTCTACGTCTATTGGGTCATAGTTGATTTGCACATTTTGGAAATAATCTCCGTAAAGCTCCCTAAAAAATGAAATATGAAAATCAGAAAGAAAAAAGTTAAGTTTAGATGATTCAAAAAGTTCTTGCCGCAAAGAATTATCTAAGTATAAACATGAGTCATGCTCCAGCCTGATGTGCTTTGGATGATTAATAATAAAGTCCAGTTTATTGCGAGACCCCCCGCTTATTACCTCTAAATTCGAACTAACTAGTAAATCATATGAGGAGAGGAAATCCACAATAGACGAAGTGTAGTCATGCTCTACTATTTCATAGCCTAGATCGCGCCCTTTTTTAATTATAAGGTCATTGCTAACCTGTGCGCCCCCCAATGTTTGGTCTAGAGTAAAGTCAGATACAAATAAAACCCTCATCTCATGCTTTTAGCATGATTATATAAAAAGCTTAAGCTTCTTCAATTTCTGGTGGAACAAATACACCATTCGCTTCAGCATCAGTGATATGAGCAAGTAGAAGGTCGGATCTGGAGGAAACATAGTCGAGACCCTCGAAACACCCAAAGGGTTCGTTGCGCTCATCTTTATGAGTGCGGTGTGTAGCCTTTAGTATATCCATGTCCTGCCTGACATAAGTTTGGTCAACTTTGCGCTTAGCTGCTAACTTGAGAAATATATTAACTCTAGCCATTGCTGCCTGCGCCATGGTTATGCTTGGCCTCCAAGCTGTTTCGCTTGCCTCCTCGCCCCTTTTATAAACCCTTATTAATTGATGAATACTTACCTTTTGCTTGTATTTATCGTTGTGATCTTCCAGCTTTGCCAATAGGCAGTTGAAGATTTTTTCTGAAAAGCTAAGTCTCATATCAAAATATTTACACCCTACCCCTCACAGGCAACACAAGAAAGTATGGATCTGGCTAACTCTTGACTGGGGTTGGCGCTGCGTTGGTAATAAAAACTCTTAACACCCTGCTCCCAACCAAAGATGAGTAGCTCACTGACCTGCTTTGGTGGACATTTTGGGGAGATCATTAGATTTAAACTTTGCGCTTGATCTATATACTTTTGCCTCTGCGAGGCTTGGATGACTATCTCCTTTTGTGATATCTCGCCAAATGTCTTAAATACAGCCTTTTCCTCTTCAGAGAGAAAATCTAGATGCTGCACAGAGCCGCCCTTCATTAATATAGACTTCCATGTGGTTTGAGTATTTTTTTTCTTCTCCTCCAAAACAGTCTCTAAGTAAGGGTTCTTGTAAGTAAATTTACCCTTAGCTAAATCTTTAGTAAAATAGTTACTGTTTAAAGGCTCAATTGATGGTGACACCTGACCAAGTATAAACGAGCTAGAAGTAGTTGGCGCAATGGCCATGGTTGTCATGTTTCGTCGCCCATACCCCTTAAGGTGGTGTGGAGGTTCAAAAAGAACAGCTAATTCTTCCGTTGCCTTATCACATTTTTCTCGGATTGTTTTATGAATTTCTCCATTTAAGAACTGAGCCTCCATCCCTTCGAATGGAATCATTTTAGATTGCAGAAGAGAATGCCAGCCTAAAACCCCAACACCTAAAGCTCTTTGACGCTTAGCGAACTCATGCGAGCTTTTCATGAAGGGTAGACCTTCGGTTTTTTTGATATACTCCTCCATTACCGCATCCAAGAAGTAAACTAATGTCTCTATTGCGTCTGTCTCCTTGATTTCCTCCCACTTTAAAAGATTAAGTGACGAAAGACAGCAAACAAAGGACTCATCCTCGGAGGAATGAAGCGCAATCTCGCTGCATAAATTCGACGCGCTTATCTTGAGCTTTTTGTCTTTGTATGCCTTAGGGGCATTTTCATTTGCCGTGTCTGTAAAAAATAAATAAGGGTAACCAGTCTCGAATCTCTTGCGGATAACAGCGGCCCAAGTGGACCTTTTCTTTTTGTCCCCATCAATCATCGACCTCATCCACTCGTCGCTAATACACACGGCGAAAGACATGTCTTGAATTGTATTGCCCTCGCTTTTTATCCTGAGAAATTCTGTAATATCGGGGTGATCAATCGGAAGGTAGGCGGCAAAGGAGCCTCTCCTGACGTTGCTTTGCGACACAACCGATGAAACTTTGTCAAACAACTCCATGAAATGCACTGAGCCGCTAGAAGTGCCGCCAGAACTAATATCAGAACCGCGCCCACGCAAATCCCCGAAGTATGCGGAAGTTCCAGCGCCATGCTTTGTTTGCATTCCGACCTCGGCCTGCTTGTCTAGAATGGCGTCCATTCTATCTTCAATAAAAACGCCATTACAAGAAACAGGAAGACCTCTTTCCCTTCCAAAATTAGCCCAAACTGGGCTGGCTAGGGAATAAAAGCCGCGAGAAAGATAATCTTCAAACTTCTCAGCAAATTCAAATCCAAGATATTCTTCTGCGGCCTTGGCTATAGCAGCACCGCGCTCCTCGGCAGATTCCCCTTTTTGGAGATAACCTCTTTTTAAAAAGTCCCGAGCATCTTTATTGAGCCACTTATATTTCTTCATTAAAAAAGGTCTTCCGCGTCAAATGTTTGAGAATTTTTGGAATATTCCACTGGGCGAGAATGGAAAAAATCTGTGGCATTATTGCCCATTAATTCCTCCTCGAACCACATTGTATCTTCCAACAAAGAAGTGTCAACATCAAACGCAGATGCAAAGCCTATTTTTTCAAGAGAGTCATTTATTCTGTTCTTGATGAACTCTTTTAGGATTTTTGCATTTAGTCCTTTTTCATCAAAGCCGTTTACCATCCAATCAACAATATTACTTTCTGCAACAAACGCGGCTTGAGATTCCGCAGCAACCCTTTCCTCCAATTCATCATCGAAAAGCTCTGGATGCTCATCACGGATAGTGTTAATGATTTTTATGCCAGCCAACGCATGAATATTTTCTTCGTTCCGCGTATATTTTACCTGCTGGCCAGTATCCTTCAGAACATTTCGGTATCGATTGAACCAGTTTATTACATAAAACTGACTAAACAGAGAGACGTTTTCAACAAAAAGAGTAAACAAAATCAATGCATAGACATACTGCTTCTTGGAGTCCTTATAAAACTTGTGGTTATACTTCCTCAGATAGCGTACACGGCCTTCAATGAAGTCCAGCTTAAGGTTCTCTTCGAAAATATCCTCTAGTCCCAGAATCGTCAGTAGGCGCTCATAAGCGTTATTGTGAATCACTTCGGTATTGGCCATTACATAGCCTAAGTCCGTCAAGCTGGGGTGAGGAAGATTGTCGCCAAGCTTGCTCCAGAATTTTTTTACAGCAACTTCAATTTGTCCTATCGCTGAAAGAGTTCGTATTACCATCTCTCTTTCGTCGTCGGTAAGATTGACATTAAAGTCCTGAATGTCACTGCTAAAACTAAATTCTTTATCCGTCCAGAACCCGTTGTGCATTGCTTCGATAAAATCCTGCGCCCATGGATAATAATCGGGCTTCCTTGCTAATTGCTCTTCAAAAATCATACTTAGACAGTTTTACACTGTAGGGAAAATCATGGTAGCAGTCAACGAAAAATTTCCGAAAAAAAATAAATTTGACAGAATGGATTTTGAGCATATAATACCGTGAAACGGTTCAAAAAACGCTTCTTAACCTATAACGTAATAGATAAAGTATTACGTTAATCTGTTACGATAACGTATTATAATTATATTATAATATATATATCGAAAGTATTGTAAATTTTTAATGGAAAAAGGACAAAAAGATCTTAAGATGGGGTCTGTGCAAAGCGACTTAACACTCATCAATAAAATCAAGGAGGACAACGACGAAGATAGCCTTCTTGAGTTAATTAATCGTCATTCGGGCATTTACCATACCATGGTGAATCAATTTATGTCTCATCCTCAAAACCAACTAGAGAAGGTTGATCTGTCCGAAGATAAAGACTCTACAATTTACTCTTCGGCTATGAGCTATGACCCGATGCGGAAAACAAAATTTTCAACGCATCTGGCCAATCAAACAAAATGGAAGTGCCTCAACCTCCTGAACAAGAAGAGTAGAACAAAAGAATTTTTTATTGATGATTCAGATAATTATCTAGAACCATCCTGTGACAGTTTTATTCCCCAAATCAACAAGGAAGAAGCTTTTTCTCTGTTTGGAAAGTATCTGGAAAGAGAAAAAGATGAAAGGGTGAAAAAAATTATTGACATGAGGTATAACGGACCCCATAATAAGCTCACACCTTGGAGGATAATTGCTGAAAAGCTGAATATGAGCATCCAAGGCTGCATTAACATCCATAATCGCTTCATAAATAAAATTAAATTACAAACAAAATATGTATAATTCTATTACAGCCGCCGCTTACTTAGTTAAAGACCCTGAGGTCAGGACAACGCCGACAGGGAAAAAGGTTGCCAACCTGCGCGTGGGCATTTCTTCAAGCAATGCCAAAACGAAGTGTTTTATTGATGTTGAATACTGGGACAAGACCGCTGAAATTGCTGAGCAATACCTGACCAAAGGCAGGGAGTTTATTGTTCAAGGCGAACTTTGCATGTCCTCTTGGGAAAAGGAAGGTAAAAACTTTAGCAAATATCACATCAGAGGCAAGGACCTCCAGTTCCTTAACAACTCAAAGAAGTCCGATGATGCGGAGGCTCAAACCTCCAACGCTACCGCAGAAGAAGTTCCCTTTTAATGAAACTTCTGGTTGAAGCTCCACTAAACCGCCTAAGCTTGGGTAATGTTAGTTACAACATTATTCGAGAACTCCAAAAAAGGGGGGTTGAAATAGGCATCTTTCCAATCGGTAATACCGACCTAGATGCTTATGATCCCCCCGAGGAATTCAAAGCGTACCTTCAAAACGCCGTAAACAGGCGATTTGATTTTCTCAGCCCAGAGATTCCATGTTTAAAGATATGGCATTTAAATGGTAGTGAAAATCGGAAAAATAAGCGCCAGTATTTGTTAACATTTTATGAATGCAATCGGCCAACAGTAATAGAAGCCAAGTTGGCGCAAGCTCAAGATATAACATTTTTTTGTTCATCTGAAGCCAGAAACCGCTTTGAAGACGTAGGTGTAGAAACAGCAGACTTTGCACCACTTGGCTTTGATGAAGATTTTGGTGTGACTAATAAACCCTACTTAAGTGACACAATTCACTTTGGATTGATGGGTAAATTCGAACACAGGAAGCATACGGCAAAAATTATTAAAACTTGGGCTGCTAAATATGGCAATGATAACAAATACCAGCTTACTTGCTGCGTTAATAATCCATTTTTTAACGAGGAGCAAATGAAAGGTGTTATTTCAAACACCTTAGGTGGCCAGCATTACAAAAACATAAACTTTCTGCCTCATTTGCAAAAAAACTCTGAAGTCAATGAGCTTTTAAACGCTATAGACATTGATCTGACTGGCCTTTCGGGTGGAGAGGGTTGGAATCTACCAGCATTTAATGCAACCTGCATAGGTAAATGGAGCGTCGTTCTAAACGCAACATCTCATAAGGATTGGGCAACGCCAGAAAACTCCATACTTGTCGAGCCTTCGGGAGAAATGTCTGTAGTGGATGGAGTGTTTTTTAACGAAGGCGCCGACTTTAATCAGGGGACATTTTACACTTGGACCGAGGAAGAGGCTTTGCAAGCTATGGCCAAAGCCGAATCGAAAGTTGGCGAGATTAACACTGAAGGGCAAAAGCTTTCAGAACGCTTTACCTACAGCAATACCGTTGACATAATGTTGTCCAAAATCTTTGAAAATTGAATTTAATATAATTTTTATTATAATAAAATATGAACACACTAATTAACACACTCTTTAATGATATTCATAGGATTACGCCAAACAAGCGGTCTCGGATTAAAGAATCGGGGGATGTCTACACCTCAGAGATTGAGCTTCCAGGTTTTTCCAAGAAAGATATGGCGATCAATGTCGCTGATGACATTCTAACAGTGAAGGCAAAAAACAAGGACCGAGAAAAAGAATTTAAACTCTATTTAAATAACCTTGTTTCTGTAGATCACATCACAGCCGACTTAAAGTATGGGCTTTTGAAATTGACACTGCCCAAGAGAACGGTTTCCGAGGGCAGAGAAATAGAGATCAAGTGACGCTTCGGGATTGGCGGTCTAGGTAACCGCTGTCACTACTGCTTACTGTGGTGAGTCTCCCGTGTGAGAAGCGACATACTAAAAGAGGGGGTAGAAATACCCTCTCTTTTTTTTATAATGCATTATGCCTATTTACGTTTACAAGCACCCAGATAGAGAAGAATACGAAGAAGTTTTTCAGGGCATGAATGACGAACATGTTTATGAGAAGGATGGTGTAACGTGGGACAGGGTATTTTTGGCGCCCAATGCATCTGTCGATAAAGATATAGATCCGTTCAGTAACCGACAATTTGTAGATGCAACCGCAAACAAAAAAGGCACTTACGGGGATATACTTGATTTCTCAAAAGAGCAGAGCGAAAAAAGGGCCGCTCAAAGGGGCGGCGTTGATCCAGTAAAGCAAAAATATTACAGCGACTATTCAAAGGCTCGCGGAGGAGCAAAACACCCCAAAGAAATAAGAGAAAAGGGCTACGAGAGTAAGAACATTAAAATCGATTACGATTAAAAAGGAGGATATCTCTTTAGATTAAGATGCTTTAAACTCTTTTCTGTTAGGGTATATCCTGTGCTGATTCCCTGCGCCGAATCAACTGATGCAATAAGCCCATTAATGGTAGAAATATATGAATTGTATGCTGGGGATGTAGAGGTGGTATACCAAGAAGTAATTAAAACGGGTTCTCCATCCACAATGATAAACAAAGGGTTTCCTGAATCTCCCGATGCTAAATCCTCTGCTATCTCATCATATGGAGCGGGGACTAGAGATCCATCAATATAAGCAATGACCTTCGCGGCTCCCGCTCCCGCTTTGGTCACTGAGAAAAATAAGCCCTTTTTTTCATGATCGAAGCCCACACATATTGGTCTGCCATTGGAAACTATATTGCCAACCGCATCTCTATCAAAATAACTTTCAAAATCAGAAGGAACAACCTTCACGGGTTTTATGGTCGAAGGTAATGGTGCGTCCAGTAGAGCAACTGCAATATCCGTAGACCCATCAGAAGCTACTCGTATCACATTGCTATGAACCCAAGTTCCATCTGCTCTTACAAACGATATCCCGTCATCGACGCTTAATGCAAAGTGCTTGGCCATCACTATGTGTCTTGAAGTAACAGCGGTTGCTCCCCTCATTCTAAAATCCGATGAAGCTCCATACCCTCTGTTATTCCAAACGGAGACTGCTGTAAAATCAATATCCTTACCCCAAAAATCGTCATTGCGACTGGCATTCCATCCACCCCCCTCTAAGTCTCCATTGGGATCAGTGAAGTCCTCTAGCATTGAGCCATTTGTGGCCATATCCATTGACGCATCAAAATGCTGGTTAATTTGTTCCATTGTATAGGCCGACAAAGACTGCTGGGAGTTTCCTGATATCTGCAAGCCCCCTGGGTTTGGCGACACTTCAAACGCAAACGAGGCATTCATGAGCATTAGACCATTTACGTCCATACTATAGTCGTAAGACTGAAGTTTTGCGTCTTGAATTTTATATGTGAGAGACTTACCGCTTGCTCCTAGCGTTAAATCTAAATTATAACCAGACTCAGAATTAACAACTCCGCTTACAAACCCCGATTCAAAACCTGAGACCAAGGATGAAACGCTGAGAGAGCCGACGGCAGGGAGCAGCATTTTTCTTCCATAAACATAATCGCTTCCTATCCCATAGGCTGCGTGGCGTTGTATATCAAGATCTAACTGAACGGATTGCAAAATATGCCCTTCACCCAAGGCTTGCCCTCCCACCTGTAAGTTTTGCAGGGTTACCGAACTTCCAGTTCTGGTAGGATTAGTAATTAGTGGACTAGAGGCAAATTCCTGAATACCAGATAGGGTCAGTTCGCCCACTTGATTTGTATTACCGCTTGCTAGATTAATAGCTGGCGAACCAACCGTTGTTCCCGTTATGTTCTCATACTGCATATTAGAGCCAATAAACTGGGTCTGCACCACTGGAAGCTGTCCAACAGAATATGAAAGGGAATAGTTTGTTAAAAAACAATTGCCCACTGAAGCGCACTGATAGCCACTAAAGTTAAGGTTATCAGTAACGGAAAATCCAGATAAAGCATTGTAGCCCTCTTCGGGTCTAGTAAAAATATAAAAATTCCTAGAAGCGCTTTCGAATCCCGAAAGAGCCGCCATGGAAACAATTTGTCCAGTGGCACTAGTATTCACATCCGCTAAATTTACCAAGCCCTCATTAAAGAAAGGGTAGCTGGGTATATAACTAATAGACAAAGCTATGTCAGGTTGCCTGTTTAGCGAATTCACAGAATAATAGCGAGACCCTAATTGATTTGAAGTAATATGATCAAGCCCAACGCTAAAGGATGAGCCTTGAACAACTGACATTATTGATCCTGTCGTCACACCAGTGTAAAAAGCATCTGTGGACGCAAGCTGTTCGCAGGCGATAAAAGAATTATTACTTCTAAAAGCGTTGATGGCCATTTTATGTTCCTGTTGGGATTACACCTAAGGGGTCTTCCACAAAAGAAACGCTCAGGTCATTTGAATTATAATATTTCCATGTGTGCGTCCACTGCGGGCAATAGTAAACCTTTGGCCTGTTGTAAACGCTTGGTATCTGGTGCCTAAACCTACGATAGCCAGCTTTGTTTTCTAAAAAGTGCAACATCGCTTTTAACTGATGGTCGCTTATATTCGTGAATTGATACTCTATTGGGAAAGTGGCAATATTTGTGTTTGTATTGAATCTTTGAATAAAGGAGTTTTTATAGTCCAACTGATCGCTTTTTAGATCAACGGATGCGTTTTGGCTTATGTCAGGCTCAAAGAAAAACGCTTGCGACCACACCGTTGAAGCGCCCGTGGGACCATTTGCCACAGTCGATGTATGCCCAGTGGCACAGTAATAAAAATTGTTTAATTTATTACTGCTCACCCCTGTATAAACAATATCATACTCTTGGTAAGCTCTTCCGCCTTCCCAATCAGAGCCAGTTGCGTTAGTAAATGTCTGTCCTGACCAGTTCATTAAAGTTGGTGCAGTGTTGCAAACAAAATCAGCCTGAACGCTCATATTTTGATTATTGACAAAATCTACAGAATACGAAGGGCAAACACCAGAAACCCCGCGATATATTCCCGAGTTATCAACGTTTAATTCCATCGGAACTGAACCCGACTTACTCTCAAAGAAATTGGCTAGTTTTTGTGCGTTTGTTTCGCTAACTGAATATGCCACACTAAAAGTTGCACTCAGACTATTCAACGAAAGTGGAACCATGTTGAAATAAAAATCATCAGTCTCATAGCTGTGATTTTTTGCCTCAAAAGAAGCCTGCGAGCCGTAGGAGGGTGTAAGCTCCAAGCCAGAAAGATGGGTTGGGGCGACAACGCCCTGAATATTTCTATCCCGATTGTAAAATAAATCTTCACTCATACCCCATGCCCCACATATTCTTGTGTTAATATTAAAGTACCTTCAGATGAGGTCGTCAACGTTTCACCAACCAATGACGCATTAGGTACGGAAAGGGTCGCCAAGTTTGTCCCATCTCTCCCATTAATTTGCAGAATGGCTGTTTTATTCTCTTTACCATCACCCAAAAATGAGTAACCGCTTGCCATGAAGGCTTCATCAACATCATATTGCACACTTGCAGTTATTTCCAGTGGCGGAAGAAAAGATACACCAATCGGAGCTTGCGAACCCACACTGTAGTAAGGCTTGCGATTAGAGCTTACGGAATAATCCATACCTATCACTCTGTTCGAATTTGTCCAATCAGAAGTAATACTCATTGATCCTTGGGTCGGAACATCGATGGTGGGGTGAGCAACATTTCCCGAAGCGCTGTAACCACTTCTCATTTCATCATAAACAACAATATTGGCATTTACCTGAGGAACCGTTCCCACCGCAGCATTTACGGAATAGCTCGTCAAGTATCCGCTTTGAAAGCCGTAGGAGATTCCGCCATACTCAATACTGCCTGACATATTAGTGTCTCCAGTATAGTTATAAATTGGATCATCGTAGATGAAGTATCTATTCAGCGAAACTGATTGTTGCGTTGGTCCAGCTATTGTAGTTGTACCCTCAACGTAGCCCAACGGCTTTGTTACGACAGCAGAATTTGAATATGCTATATCCAGATTCTGTATTCCAGAAAGTCGCTGGCCAGAAACAAAGAAATCACAATCATAGTTTAATCTTGTTCCAAACATTACGCTGTTCTAAGTACTCCTCCTAGTCGTTTTTCTTCTGCAATAATTTCTGTTACAGCATCGCGTATTCTTGAAGCAAGTGATTGTGCGCTTTGTGAAGTGTTGCCACCCATGCTGGTAGACTGTGTGCCGTCTTGATTAATGGTAATGCTGATGTTGTTTCCTGAGTCTCCCCGACTCTGCGCTCCAACAAGCTGACCTATCGCTCCGATTAAAGCGCTACTAGATCCACCACCCGCTCCACCTACGCCACTGTTTAGGTCCGCAAGATTGCCCCTACCTATGCGTCTTGTAGCTGCGGCATTCATTACGAACTCCCCACCAGTTAACATAGTAGGAACTGTGTCCACTCCTGCATTCTGACCAACTGGGCCACCGCGACCCCCAAATCGGCCTCGGCCTGACGGCTCAATCATTTCTGAGCTAAATTTGCCACCTCGAATATATCCTCCCGTGGCGCTGCCTCCAACGGCTCCACCAATAGCTGAGCCAGCCGCCGCGCCTATGGGACCGCCAAACATACCGCCGATAACCATGCCAACTGTGGACCAAATCGCAGCCTTCTTGGCTTTTTTTTCTGCCTCTCTTCTGGCTTTTTCTGCCGCCCTCGCCTTTCTTTCCTGTTCAGCCCTGAACAACCTCTCTTTTAGGAGGCGTTCCTGCTCAGCATCCCACGCTTTTTGGCGCTGATCCTCGCTTTCTAACTGTTGAAAATATAAATTAAGGGCATTCCTTCTAGCTTCAGTTCTCTTCTGTGACATGAGATCAGTTCGCCTCTGGAATTGTGTCCCACGAATACTCCCAGGTTGCAGTGCAACAGCGCCAAATGCACCTCCACCGCCAGAACCACCTCTAATAAAATCACCAGCCCCAGATGTAACACCCTGCCTCGCAAAGCCCATCAATTGACCCTTGCCCCGTAAGGCTCTGCCAGAAAACGCTGGATCAAATAAATCTCTTCCCCCTACGGCACCCCCATTAGCAAAGCCTTGAACACGACGTTCATTTAGCTGCTTCATAAAGTTGATGCCATAGTCGGCCACTGCGGCCCTGTTCATAACAAACTCGCCACCCGTTAACATGGCAGGAACATCATCTCTTCTTCCTGATCCTCCAATTATCAAACCTCCCGAACTGAAGTTGCCCCCAACTACTGCGGCGCCAGTGACATTACCACCGCCACCGCCACCACCACTGAATTTACTGAAAAATCCACCACCACCACCAGCACTAGCGCCGCCAGTTTGGCTAGTGCCACCACTGCCAAACATGCCACTCGTAAACTGGCCAACAACCTGTTGAGCAGCCATCTGCATCATCGCTTCAGATATATAATCCAAGAAAGCCAAACCAGCACTTCTTAACCCGTCACTAAAGCTTTCGCCATCTCTGATGGCTTTGTGCATTGCTGTTCCTATGTTATTAGCAAATTGAACCGAGCCATCCCTAAGGAGTTCGTTTACCCTTTGGGCGCGTTCTTCATCGGTTGCATTAAGGATGGAGCTTTCAGCAAAGGTTTGTCCAAGCCCCCTGTTTACTCTTTGGCCCCGAATTGCAGTCATCGCCGCCGTTGCTTCTGCGGCAGTGCCACCTCGGTCCAGAATTGCCTTCCCCGCATCAAGCTGCTTTTGTTGTGTTTGCAGATCGAAAGCTATTCTGGCTTTCTCAGCATTACTGGTAGCCCTTTCCATTTCTGTCGTTAGACCCACAATGGACATTCTTAATTCGTGGTTGATAAGCTCAAGATCCTCGTTTGGTCTATGCTTTAACATCTGCTCAACACTGAAGCCAATGCCCTGCTCAGCGCGAGCCATGCTTTGTAACAGTTCCGACCGCGCAAGTGGGTCCATATTACCCAACTTCTCACTGAACTCCTTGCTTCCGATATTCGTTTGCCCCGAGAACCCTCGGGTTTTTGCCAATATATTCTGAATCGCTTCCGCCGTATCTTTCGCTTGTTGGCGACTACCGCGATTGGGGTCAGTTGCCGCCCGAAATTGTAAGTCTTCGATTTTTTGAGGAATGTTTTCAATGGCATTCCCAAGACGCCCATATATGCCTATTAGCTCTAACTGCTGTTTAATTTCTTTTTCACTTAAATTGGACTGTTCCAATCTTAGCTTTAATTCCCGCTCTATGTCTCTGTTTTGGTTGTCTATGTTCTTTGTTGTTTCATCTATGATTAAATTGAAGGCTGCAATTTCCTTCTCACCCATCTTGATGAACTTGAAGAATACTGCCATAGAAGCCTTTAAACCCTTTAGCACTTTATTTAAATCTTCGCTACTTTTCGCCAACTTTATCTGTTCTTCAAAAGCGGTAATTAGTCCTTTAGGCACTGCGTTCCTAAACGGCTCCAAAGCTGTCGTCCCCGCTCCTCGCGCCACCCCCCTAAGACCCTCCCTTGCGTTCGCTGCTTGAAGGGCGGCGTCATTTCTGTCAAACCGAAGCAAATCCAAGTCTCTCTGCTGTCCCGCTATTCGACTACCACCCGTCCTTCTTGCGCTGATAGCTGCCCGAGCCAAGCCTGAGGCGTCTGCCGCTTGCGACAATGCAAAAGAAGTCTCAAATGCGTCTGCCCTCGCTGCCCGTTCCAGTTCATCTGCAAGCTGCGCCGCCTTGTCCACCCTGTCTTGAAGCCCACGGGTGCGATTTCCGTCATTTATGATGCCCTGCTCCTCTATTTGTTGTAGCTTTAGTGCGCCCTGAATTAAAAGGCTTTGCTGCTTGCCCTTGGTTTCTCCGAGCGCGGTCAATTTCTCCTCGCCAATCTCAACCGCATCGGTCATCTTTAAAGCCTCCTTGATGGCGGCAGTAACAGCATCTTGTTTGTTTAACTGCTCAAATGTCAGGCCATTCAAAACCTCCATGACCGCCGCCTCTTGCTTTCTGTCTGATATAAGGTTACCTGACGACTTAATTATTCCCAGAATAGCTTTCCTTTGCTGTTGAACAAATTTAATTCGGCTCTGTTCTACCTTGTTGGCGTCTTCCAGCCTAGATAAGTCTCGCTTCCCGACGTTGCCTAAAATCTTAGCTTGTTGTATCCGTTTTTGAATGGCGGTTGCTTGATTTTCCTGAGCATTTTTTATATCAACTGCTATTTGCAATCTGTCTTTTGACATTTGCATTGTAATCTTGTCGATTAGATTTCCCTCCTGCTTTACAGTGTTGATGCCCTTTCTCGTCTCAGCTAATTCCTTGAATCCGCTAATCATCGTCTTAAGCAGGAGGACATCTTGATCAGTAAAGAGGTCGTCCGTCATGAACATATCCTCAAATTCCCTCTCTGCCGCTGCCACTCTAGCTTCGGGATCGGCTATAACGGGGCCAGTCCTTAGCTCTGGTGGTGTGTCAGCGAGGGATTCTCCTTCTTCTAGATTCAATGCCCGCAATCTAGGATTCGCAGCTAAAAATGATTGTTTGAATGCCGTCTCGGCTTGTGCAAACTGCTCCGAAGTGAGACCCTTAAGTGTGGTTTGCCTAAGCTTTCCGTCTGCCTCTCGGGTGAGTTGTGTCTGTATCCGTGGGTCAGCAAGCTCCGCAGCGGTTCGCGTAACAAAACCTCTATCCTGCGCCGCTTCACGCACTCTGGGGTCACGCATAAGGTCCTGTGCCATCCTGCCCACACCCGACCCGATAACCGTCTGAAACAAAGATGTTCCAGCATTAGCTATGAAATCACCAACTGAGGAACCCATGCCCCCGCTTACCCCACCTGCGCGGCTACTCGTTAATTGCTGCTCTAGAGTATCCAAGGTGCTACCAAGCTCACCCGCCGTGACCGATAACGCAGTCAAAGCTTTACCAGCCTCTACCGATGGCTGTTGAAACATCCTGAAAATTTGACCAGCAGCAACCGCCAAGATAGCAGGACCAACAGCCGCAAGCGCCGCTCCAGCACCAAATTTCCCAACGCCCACGGCCCTAGCTCCCAGACCCTGAGCGGGCGGTAACCCTTGAGCCTTTCTAATGTCTAGCCCATGAAACATATTAGGACCAGCCATCTGTGTCCTGCCGCTCCTCATCAAGTTTCTCGCCGTGGAACCGCCTCCCATTAAAAATGAACCTAAACCCCCAATACCACCCTTAGTCATACTGGATATCATCAGCGTCGTTATGGCAAGATTCAATGCCTTCATGCTGTTCGCTACAGTCTTGTTCTGGTCGGAGAGTTCGCTTGTAAAGCCCGTAAGCACTCCCATGGCTATTTGGAACATAAACAACTTATTTAAAGTGTTGTCAAAACCCTTATTCAGCGCGTCCGCGCCACCAGCAGGGGACTTAGCATAACTGGGGACATATCCCCTAGCCGCCGCAATTGAACCCGTAGGCTCATCGCGCACATTGGTAACAGCAAGACCCATCGGATTGCCAGCATTTCGCAATCTTGCGTCTTGATTTATTCTTATTTGATTCAGTGGTAAACCAGCGGCCTGTTCTCTCATTACCGCATCGTCCAAAGCGCCGTAACCTCTTGTCGCATCGAAATTGGGAATGTAACCAGCGGCGGATTTGCCGCCCCCACTCTTGGTGGGAAATATTTTCTGCCTCAATGCCGCCAGAGCGCCACCCGTTCTAATTTCCTTTTTAGTCTTACCCGCCATGCTTGTTTTTGCACTAGCACCACCAGAAAACTTTAAATCGGCCAAGCCGTTAAAAAAGCCCTGCCCCGCAAATCCCCTGCCAAAAAGCTTTGTCATGAACTTCTTGTGGTCTGGCGCTTTTTCTATTGATCCCCTGTAATCGAAATCTCCCCTGTCTGGATCTTGAGCTTCGAGCTTCAATCCAGTAGCTACAGCCGCATCAAAAATTGCGCCGAAAGCGGCATGAATTCCACCTATATACCCCTTTGTCTCTTTAACCTTCTCTATCGTCGTGGGATCGACGGGTTGCGCCCCCACCGTCTCCGCTATCTGTCTGGCCATCGGTATTACCTGCTTCTCGGCCCATTTTTTAACGCGCTCCTTGTTAAATCTTTTCTGATATCTATCCCTCAAGGGTGAACCTTTAGCCAGCGTTCTCTTTTCCCAAGCAAAAATTCCCCTAACTGTGTTTTTTGGCTTTGCAAATAAATCACTTATATCAGTTTCGGTTGTGAGGAAACCTTTCATACCTGAACCTGCTGGTGTTAAAAGGGTTGGTAATTTATTTCTTCTGCCTAAAGCGGTTTGAATATCAATAATCCTTGGACCTGCCGTCTGGGCAGTTTTTGCAGTCTTGGAAGAAGCTGCTGCCGCAGCGGGGGCAGCGGGAAAACCAGCTTGCCCGACTTGCTGCTTTGAAAAGCCCGCCTTCAACAACGATTCTCGCGTGTGTACTTCACTACCTCTTGCGCTTATGTAATCCGAGACAGTCCCCGAGGGGCGACCCACTCTCGCCTGAGGAATACCACGCGCAAAATTCGGTATATAGCCTCCCGCCGCCAAACTTCTGGCGCCAGCGGGCATCCCCATGCTTCGCACCATATCCTGATTGTAAATAGCAGAACCTCCACCAGCATAATTAGGAACAATGAACTCACTACTATTAGCGATCATGGTTCCCCGCTGACCGCTACCAAAATTAAAATTCGGAATGGTAACAGGTCTTGCAGATGATGGCGCACCACCTACACCACGCATGATGTCCTGCCGCTCTGACCCATAGCCCCTTACGGCATCAAAGTTTGGAATAAATCCACCAGCGGCTCTTCCTCTACCACCAGATCGTCCGCCCGTTCGCGCAACCACAGATGGAGCAATACTCGCCGCGATACCCTGCATCTGCTTCATTATCGCCAATTGAGAATTTAGCGCTTGAGTAAAAAATTGTGTTTGCGCCGCCCTTTTTTGCTCCACACTTAATGTGGAGTTTTCTATTGCCAGAATCTGTTTCTGAATATCAGAATTCTTTAAAAGCGTTGAGGCAATTGATCCCTGAGTAGCAGCAATATCTTTGGCGGTTTTATTTAAACCAAAAAATGTCTGTAGGGATGCAGCGCCAAACCTCGTTAGGTCAATTGTTAGTTTGGCTATAATCGCACCAAATATCGCTAAACCTGGGCCACTAATAACGTTGCCGATACCTTTTACGAGTCCTCTAGCAAACTCACTACCTATACCCTCACCCTCTAAAACTTCCTGAATTTTACTTACCAAGCTGTTGAAAAATCCAAGAACATTTTGTAAGCTTTCGGTCACCCCAATTTCACCAAGAGTGTTCGCTAACTCCTTTAAATTTGTCGTAGCCTCATTAATTGCAGCAGACAAGGTTTTGTTCAATGTCACATTACGCCCATAAGCTTCTGTTGTGGCATTAGCCGCAACTCGGGTGATGTCTATCGCGATTTGAGTTTCAGAATTGTAATCCCTCAAAATAGCCAAGAATGGCGCAATCTGGAATTTGCCTACCAAATTTTCCGCAATCTGAAGTTTGCGGGTATCGGGTAAACTTTGAATAGCCTGCCCTAAATTTTGAATAAGTTTCGTGGCGGGAAGAACCTCCCCTGCGGCATTAGTAATTTCCACGCCCAAATCCTGCATAGTCTTCAGTTTTTCCAAACTCTGAAGACGAGTAAAAATAGTTTTAAGAGAGTTACCGATAACCGAACCACCACGCGCAGTCTGTTGTTGAAGTGCGGATATAACACCGACCAATTCGTCAAACGTCACGCCCGCCTCAATAGCAACCGCACCAGAACGCTTAATACCCTCAATCAAGTCTTTCTCAGATACAGCAGCCTTTACAGCCGCTGCGGCAATTTTATTCAATACCTCGGCGCTAGTTAATCCTTGTGAATTAAAAGAGTTAATAGCTGCTGTTAGCCCCGAAACGGCCTCTGCTGCACCAAGACCCGAGAGTCGAGCGAGGATCATGGAATCATTTAATCGCTTCGTTACCTCTTCAGCCTTAAGGCCCTGACGACTTAATTCCAAAGCCGCTTGAGCAACAGTTTCAAATGTTTGCTCTGTATTTCTGGCGACATCAAATATTTGTTTTTTGAACTTATCTAAATTGGCAGCACTAACATTTAAAATTGAATTAATGTTGGCCAGACTTTTCTCGACCTCCACTGTGGTCTTAACCAATTCCCTGAAACCTCTTGTGATCGCAGAGAGAACACCGACAGAAGCACCAAAAGCCAACACACGGGCGTTTGCCGCCTCCATGGACTTAGTAAACTCGTCAGCCTTACCTGTTATGCGTCCTAAGGGCTGTGCCAGAGCGTCAATACTTCTGGAGTTGGCCCCAAGATTTATCTTAAGATTCCTACCCGCTTTCTGAGCAGCAGCCTGAATACTTGCTTCTAATCCTGTTTGAACTGTAGGTATCTGAATGGGCATAACCGTAAACCTTTGTAGTAATTACACAAAGATTTACACATCTTCCCCAGCTAATCGCATCATTTGTTGCATATTAAGCTTACCTCCATGTTTGGCCGCTTCGTCTCTTAAGGAAACATTTGCCCCGCGACCCAAATCAAGAGTTTGCATGTCTTCTTTTGTTGCGCCAAAAACCGCAGATGCACTTGCATCATCTTTCAAGCCGCCACTTCCCGTCTTGGAATCCCTATTTCTTTGATTCTCCGCAAAGGCCATGAGTTTTTCTGGATTATCTCTTATGTTATCTGGAATATTTTCCGTCTGCTGGAATATGTTAAAAAACATTTTTCCAAAAAGGACGGTTTTTAACTGATAGATAGAAAGATCAACCACAGGCTTTCCATAGAATTCGGCTGGGTTTTCGCACAACGATAAATAAATACCAAAGAAAGGTCTCAAAACCGCCTCTTGCAGAGAGGTCTCTGATAGTCTTTCTGTAATGTTGCTTTGTATGTCATTAATTTTTGCAATCTGCCATATCTCAAGTTCAGCAAATTCGTCTTCTGTATATAAGTTTTTGGTAAAGTCAGGATCTTGAAACAAAGAAAACCTAAGCATCTCATCGTTTGACCTACTGGTGGCGTAATCGTCTGCCGTCTTACCTATTATCTCCTGCTTTTTTGTTAGAAGATCACTAAGCTCTTTGCGCCTTTGGTCTAGGCTCTTTCTTGTCTCTTCCTGTTGAGATGGCAGAAAAACACTCTTAATGGTTTTTTTGAGATTTTCTATCTCAAATTGCAAGGAACTTATTTTTTGATCTTCTTCGGCAGTCCAGATCCCGTCTTCTATGACCCGCCTTTGCCTATCTTCCCTGCTCTCAACTCCCTTGGACAGTGCAACATTTTTATACTTATCGTGATACTTTTGAAGATACCTCTGATCCCTGATATTTATGTGCCTAACATAAACAGGTGTGCCATCTAGGGCCTCTTCGGTGTAGCCGTCAAACGCCTCACCAATTAGTGAAATGTAGAATTCCTCATTCAAAGTTCACCGTTCTCCATCTGCTCAATAAGCTCATTGAACTCATCGGGAGTGGAAGCTTGGTTAAAGAACCAAAAAGCCAGAATTGTGGTAACCTTTTTTACTACTTGAAGATAAAAATCATCGGATTCGTCCTCTTTTTTGTAGTAATCCTCCACTCGCTGTTCAAAATCTTCACCAGTAAAATAGGGCGTTGGCTCTTCGTCTTCTTCGCGCTGAATATGAGTCAGCATCAATGTATACCAAAGCAACAGCCTGTTTTGAGCCTTGGTGTCAGCAGTGTGATCGAAAAGCGTATGCATTGTAGATTCAACCTCCACCATCTTTTGCTTAGTTGCACCCAAGTCTTGCTTAATCTTTTCAAGACGCTTCTTTTGTTTGTCAGTTTTCTTATCGGCTGAATCCAAACGCACATATTCGTTTTGCAGGTTTAATACCTCGGTATAAAGCTTGCCATAATCCTTTGCGTCCTGCTCGCTAAAAACGCCACCAGTATCACTGTATTTTTTATACAGCATTGCCTTTGTCAAAATACCCCTTTTAACACAGCGGCTCATTTCAACAGAGTATTCTAATTCTGCATCTTCAAGCTCCCTTCTGGATGGGCGCTTGATCCTTACCTGCACAGGCACCTTCTCGGTAACCGTTTTGGTAACGGTTGTTTCCTCGCCAGTTTTTTTGTTTTTACGAGTGTGACTCTTTTCGACCTCTTTTTCTTGGTCGAGGCTAAATTTATATAATTCTTTAAAATCCATATCCTTATTCCTTTATTTGAAGACAAAGCTTACACTATAATTATCAAGCTCAGATCCTAAATTTCTAATTGATTCGTTACCGAAGTCTAAAATTCTTTTGCGAATCCAGTTTACCTTGTCTGGCGTGAAGTGGTCAGCGGTATCAATAATTCGGTGATATTTTTCGGGAATGTTGTCATAAAGCTTTTGATAATGAAAATCATGGTCTTTTTTCATATCCTCTACTAGCAAAAGCATTGTTTTAAAAAGCGCAGAAATCTCCCTTTCCGACCTATCAGCTAAATTTTTTTTGGCGTTCATACCTTAAACCTATCTTATTATATAAATAAAAGTGTAAAAATCAATATGGCGGGATTTTTATCAGCAGATCAAATTAATAAAATTAAAAGTTTAGCAGATACCTTGCATACAACCTTTGCCCAGACAATAACTGTATACAAGAATGCAAAGAAAACTCTTATTGCCTCGACCCCAAAATGGAACTCTCTATACGGTAGAACCAACACGGGTTCAAATAGCTCCGTTGAATACACGACTATTTCTGACACGTTTTCCGCAAGAATCTATTACAAGGACATGGACAAGGAGTTTATGTCGGCGGACACCGCTGAGCAGGCTGGAAGCCAAAATAAAGTGGTTTTACCAGATGGTTCTGTAGAGATCGTCGTCAAGGAGGCTGGCTACAATTACATTCGAGAGGCGCGTAGGGTGTATTTCGATGGGCGCTACTTTGCAATTTCCAGCGATGGCAAACCGTCAGGCTTGGTTGATAATCAATTTTTCACATTTGTCCTTACCCCAATTGACGAATAATCGCCATGACGCTTCCACCAGATGTAACAGCAGCGCTTCGAAAACAGGCCCCTAAGGCTATGCGTAGGGGAATGGAGAAGGAGGCTAAAAAAGAATTTGACAGAATCAAACAAGAAATGATTAAGGAATTTTTGGGCAACCCAATTACCCAAGAAATCTTGGCGGGTCCAGATGCGGGGAATATTAGTGGAACCTTGGGCGGTATATCAAACCTGTTTGCCTTTATTGGTTTTGACAGGGGCGAGCAGCCCATCGGCCCAATTTTGCAGCTTTTTGAGAAAATGACGATTAAATTTGAAAGAGAAATTAAAAGACCAAAAATAGGAAACAGGTTCAGAGTAGACCTTCCTACTGCGGAGGAAATCTTTGCAATAACCCCTCTTCCATGGGCCACAGGCCGCAGTTGGGCGCAGGGAATAGAGCGTGGACTTTCAGGATTGGGTTATCTCTTGAGAAAAAATAAGGGCAGATCAGGCGCAGCAATCCAAAGCCGTGTAAAAGTAAGGGCGGGCAAGTTTCAAAACTCCCCCTACATATCTGCCTTAATAAGCAAATATAAGAAAAAGTTTGAAGAATTACGATGATCGAGCAATTCCAACATAAGTTAACCACCTCCTTCTTTATGTGGTTTGATAATTTTCTCTTAACCAAAGGGGAAGCCTATACCAATACTACGGGCGAATTTTTCTACTATGATGATCCAAGAGTAGATTCTGATTACAATGTATTTGGAAGCCCCTATAAACAGTGGGTTACGGACTCTTCCGTTGGTGATGTTACAATTCCGACGGGCATATTTGTTGGTGGGGGCGAATCGGGAAGACCTGACGGATTTGTATTTGATTTTGAAAATGGCAGGGTCTTAACGCCCACAGCGGTTACAAGCGGATCATCTGTTACTGGTTCCTTCGCAGTAAAAGATTTTAATGTGTATTTTACTAATGATACTGAGGATGACTTGATTATTGAAAACAAATATAAGGTCAATTCCCGCTTACCTTCAGCAGATTACAATTATATTGAGCCTTACGACGACGTTGTTCCAGCTATTTTTCTTTCTGTCGCACAGGCCGAAAATAAAGGTTTTGCACTTGGTGGAATGATGGATACGGTCGTGCAGGCTAAAGCGGTGGTAATGGCTGAAGACCCTTATCAATTGGATGGAGTGCTGTCGATTTTTGCTGATTCGGTGAACGAAATCTTTACCTCAATTCCTTTTACAGGCTACCCAATTACAGAGTTGGGCGACTTAAAAAACAATTCATATTCGTATTCGGGCGTAAAAGAGCCTTACGAGAACAATACCAGTTTTTTTGTCGATAAGGTCACAACGTCCAAATTAAGCGACAAAGTAAAGAAGTCGTTAGCTAACGAATTATATGTGGGCTTTATAGATTTTGACATTCAGCAGCACAGATATCGCTTCTCTTAATTTCATATTTTAACAATAAAACTGTAAACACAAGAAAGAATAATTTATTATGGCCAGAAATAGAGTAATTTACCAATCCGAAGCTCTTTATGTTAGTAAAGACGCATCTTCTGTTAATTCGGGCGACCACGCACAACTAGAGCGGGTGCAAAGCGCCAATTACAGTTTCAACATTAACCGTCAGGACGTTAACCAATATGGCACATTAGCGCGTATTGGAACAGAAATCATTGAGCCTCCGACGGTTAGTGCAGACTTTTCTTATTACCTGACCAACGGCTTTAACGAAAAAGCCCTGAACTTCTTAGTTCAAACTGGATACAACAACTCTGGAAACTTCCCCTCTGGTCACATGGTCGGCGGAAGTGGTCAAAACCTCTACATTCTTACTGTTGCTGAAGGTGAAGATGCGGATGACGAAACCATGGCGGCTGGCAATCAGGGTCAATTCGTCGGTATAGGCAATTGCTATATTTCTGATTACACTGTCGATCTGGCTGTCGGCGCTCTTCCCACAGTATCCGTGACAATGGAGGGTTCCAACGTTACTTCAGATGTTACCGTAGTTGGCGAAAACTTTGAGGTTTACTCGGGTATTACAAGTCCAGCAGTTAACCAAGAATCTGGAACGTCCCTCGGATTCACCGTGGACATTCCTTTCGCTAAGAGTGGAATCATAATGGGGGAAGGTATTGGCACCCTGACAGGATTACCCTTTCCAGTTGCCCTTCGTCCTGCGGATGTTACCGTAAGCCTTGGCACTCTAAGTGATGACAGTATGGTTGTTATTGATGGATCTGACGAAGCCCATATTCAAAGCTGCTCGATCTCATTGCCGCTTTCCAGAACACCCCTTAACAGATTGGGAAGTAAATTCGCTTATGCACGAACTGTTGATTTCCCAATTGCAGCCACAATGAGCATTAACGCTATTGTCAACGAGCAGAAAGCCTTGGACCTTTCGGCTCGCTTGGATGAGTTCGACCAAAAAGAAATCAGCGTCATCGTCAAGAACCCCAAAGCTTCGGGCAAAGACCTCGCGTTCAACTATGATACCAATAATAACAGGGCGATAGCTTATACCTTTAAGGGCGCCTCTTTGGACAACACCTCAATCTCTTCAAGTATCGGAGCGAACAAGTCTGTAGACTTGACCTTCTCTACTGAAATTGGTGGAGTAAACGATGCCGAACATGGTATCTTTGTTCATGTCTCAAGTGGTATTCCCAGTGGAGATGGGCAGATCTACGGCCCCACGTTGATAGACAACTACGCATAATAGTTGATTTAAAACAAATTAAAAAACCCCACTTTCCGAAGTGGGGTTTTTTTGTGTAATAGAATAGAGTATGAAAGATAAATCACCAAAGAAACAGCAAGCGACAGTTAAAGAACCTGCTGCAAGTAGCCCCAAGCCTGCACCTAAGACTGCGCCTAAGCCTACACCTGCGTCTTCTGCAAAAGTGGATTTTGGTGCAAATTCACCCGCCGCCTTAAAGAGAAAAATCCTTGATATGAATGACGAGGAGTTGAAATCTTATGGCAAGCAAATAGGAATAGCGTTCGATGGTGATACCATTAAGTTTTGGCTTACAGCTACAGACAAATACAACAGTCAACAATAATTTAAAAATGAGCGACAAAAAAGACAAAAAATCAACAGTTAAGAAGGCAGAGCCTAAACCCAAAGCGGTAAAGAAGCCTGAAGCTAAACCTGCCGCTAAGCCCAAGGCCAGCCCCAAGGTTACCCCCAAGGCCAAAAAGCCTTCTCTAAGCATTGACGAGATAAAAGCTAACTATAAAAAAGCTCGCAGGGGCGCAACCGCCGCCAAGAAAATTGAATTGCTGGAGCAGTTCAAAAAGGACATTGCAGGCCTTTAGGCGTAAAATTATGAAAGCATTATCGCAAACCACAGCGCGGTGAAAGAACGCGCCGTGGACAGTAAGTTCTTTATATCTCTTGGAATTGGTCTGGCCGTCCAAGCGGCGGGTATTGTTTGGTGGGCAAGCAACTTGCAAAGCTCAGTTCAACACAACGACTTTCAAATCCAAATGATTGGCAAGGATGTAGAGAAACACGCAATTTTTGTACGCGATTGGCCTGCGGGCAAATGGGGGAGTGGAAGTCTCCCAGACGACGTAAAACAGAATTTAAAAATTTCGATGCTGGAACTCGACGTAGAGAAAATTATGGAAAAACTCTACAACGGCCACAAAGCCGCTCCTTAGGAGTATAATTACCCACCCGATCAAGTGCGTTGCCGCACTATTTAATATGGCGGGTATATGCTTGCATTATCGCCGCTACCATCAACCCCACCCAACTGAAGCGGTTCAGCTTGATAGATGTTATATTGAGCCGATAAGCGCTCGACATTGGCCATAGAATCGCTTGCAAGCCCCCTGTAGACCTTGGACACCTCATTCCTGTTAACGAACGTTACAGAGCTTTCTCCGTCCTTTAAAGACAATATGTTGTCACCGCTTACGTTAGAATTGACTATGCCCCTTAGGGAATTTCTAGCCTCCTTAGTGTAGTAGTTGTATAAATAAAGCTCTTTAAGAATATTTTGAGCCTCTTTGTCAATGGCGCCGTTGGCGCCAGTTGCAGTATACCCTGCAAAATCTGTGTATATATGGGTATTAAGGCGCCCCAAGTTTTCGAAAAGCCAACCGCTAATTGCTCCAGTGGTTGCAACGCCTGTATCGTTGTCGAACTCGGTTTTTAAAATACCTGAAGCTAGTTCCCATAGTGCTGTAGACATGCCTCTTATTACACTGATATCTTAAGTATTTCTTAAAATTTTGATAGTTTCAGCGTGAAGTGGATTATTTGGATCAAGCTTCATCTGCTGTTGTGGGGTCGGAGCGATGTTCCTCCTGTTGTTGCGCGTGTAAGCTTTGAACTCTTTAATTAAAGTGGCCTTCAGTCTTGGTTTGTCCATTTGTGGGTTAAGGCCAAGTTGTTGAGCCAACCTCATCATATCCGTAACATCCATCGCTTGTAGCTCGTCTTCAAAGATGTCTAATTCATTTGTTTTAAAAGGGCTTAGGGTGGAGACACCCAAGATCACTTCCAGTTCTTTAACCTTAGCCTTAAACTCTTCGCTTTTGGTATCTCCACTAGCCTTCATCTCTTGGATTTCTTCGAGCAAACCTTTCTTGTTAGGCTGCTCTTGCCCAGTGGTCACCTCATTGTATGGCTTTTCTTCTTCACTCATATACTATTATATACACCCAAAGATTAAATTACAAAAAAAAAGGGCCGCTCCTTTCGGAGCGACCCCAATTTTTAAGAAGGAGCAGAAGCTTATGCTTCGACCTGAACTCCAACCAATACGCGGTTGTCAAGAACTACGCGGCCTTCCTCGACGGAGCCGAAGTAGCCAATCTTGTTCTGACGAATGCTATACTGATCATCAGCGAGAAGAGTAAACTCACCTCCACTTTCGGAATCAGTTGCTACAGCGCGAATCAAGGAATCCCTGCTGCGATCTACACCGATAACAATTTCATCGGTAGAGGCAGTAAAGGTCTGAGCTTCTGTAGAGCCACTGGCAGCGGCTGTTCCATAAAGGGTGTTCCACTTCTGGCCCACGCCCAACTCATTCAACTCCATAATGGCGAGGCCATAGAAAGTTGGAATTCCAGCATTGCGGTAAAGCTCATTCCTCATTTCATCAGGGCCAGCAAGGCCAGCGGTATCAGCAAGAGCAGAACCGTCTGCGTCAATTGACGCAATCGGGTTATAGGCCATTGCGCGAAGGTCGCCTACCACCTCAGGAGAAACCATGAGGTCAGTAACGCCCCTGCTACGCTCAGTTGGCGTTCCACCAATCCAAGAAGTATTGATGCGCTTAGCGGCAACGAGCAGCCTGTTGAGGTCATCAAGAATCAAGCGTCCTGCTGTAGAACTACCGATAACGTGATCTTGGCTGTTAGTAGTAGCATTGGCCAAGGCGCTGGTAATCAGTGTAGCAGAAGTTGTTTCTTGCTTAATAAGGATGTTTTGTGCTACGCGAGTGAAAGTCTTGCTGACCACATCCATGCGGCTCTTGGCAGCATAGCGACGGTCAAAATCTACAGCACTATCAAGGCTGTAGGTGGCAAGCTTCAACTCGGAAGCTGTTGGCAACACTTGGCTTGATGGAAGACCGCCAGCATGACTTTGGCTCCAGATCTGAACATAGTCCTCATCGGAAATGTTGTAGTAAAGATCCAAAGGAATGCTTGGATTGTCATCCGCATCAAATTGAAGTGTTTGGAAGAGATTGCTCAGAGTAGGAGCCTGATTCAGAACTTCGGCCAAAACTGGTCCAATAAATTCTGCAAGGGCAACCTGAGCCTCATACGCAACGTTACGGTTGCGTGAAGCCATAGCTTTTACAAGCTCGACTTGTTCGGGTGTTCTTTTTAAAGTGATTTTCATTTTAGATTATTGATCCTCCTGAGTTTTAATTAGAGTTTAATTACGATGTAATCGCCCAAGAACTGGTCGCTTGTTGGACCTTGGTTTGTGCGAGTTCCCGTTCCAATAACCATTCCAAAGTGTCCAGATTGGTTGTGATTGTGATGATGGCCACCAGCAGGAGCGGTAGGCAAGACACCAGTAATCTTTCCTGGGTTCGTGTGAGACATTCTCACAGGTGAGCCAATTGGATAATCAACTGCATCGCCATCGAATCCACTGTTGCACAAGGTAAAGATACCTTTGGTGGCAACTGGGACAGCTTGTCCTGGAAGCATGGCTTGAAGCTCAGTTTGCTTGGTTGGGTTATAGAGAAGTTTTTCTCCGTTCTCATCATTTTTTGCGGTTTGGAACAGAGTGATTCCCAGAGGGTGGTGACCTGAAGTGGCCGCATTTATCTTAAGATTGACCTCTGGATACATTGACGCTGTTCCAAGGAACGGGAAGCTGGTGTCACCCAGATAAGTGTTCGTTTGGTAAGTTACAGGATCATTGTTCCAATTGCCATCTGTGACAGACACAAAGACTCCAGCATCGCCAGAGCCTACGTCGGTAGTGGCGTCGAGAACCGAGTTGTTATCCAACGCATAGAGGTTAACGACATCAGCATCATCATATTGCCTAAAAGGTAGAATTCGAATAGCCATATTGTTTAGTGTTAAAGTTTATTAAGAGATTTCGATATTTTCACGGGTGAAAGCCGCCTTGAATTTCTCCTTCAAGGTAGGCTCTTTGGAAGCCACTGCTTCATTAGCATTGGCAACAGGAGCATCGGTAGCTTCAGCGGCATCAAGGGCCTGCTCTACCTCTACCTCTTCGGCAGATGCGGTGCTAACTCTTTTTGCAACCTCTTCGTCGATGCGACTTTGAATTTCAGCGTTGAAAGCGGCCTGAGCTTCTTTGCTCTTGTGCTTCCAGAGAACTTCGAGTTTATCAGAAAAAGAAGCGTAAGCCTCTTCTTCGCCAATCTCTTTGAGTTCTTTGGCAAGAAATTCCCTATCTTCGTCATCAAGTTCAAACTTTGTATCAAGGTCATCCATGCGCTCATTGAATCGAGCGACAGCCTCTTCGGCTTTCTTCTCGTTTTCAAAAGCTGAAATGCGCTCATTAGCGGCGCCAAGCTTTTCTTCAATTTCGGCAAGGGAAGACTTTAATTCATCGTGTTCCTTGATGGCGGATTCTTTGGCCGACTTAGCCGCTTCAATATCCTTGCGGTATTGTTCGTCTCTTTCTCTAATTGCTTTAGAGAAAGTGTCGGTCATTGAAGCGACAGCCTCTTTGGAGAATTTCTTCTCATTTAGAAGCTCTTTAAGTTCTGAAATAGTGTTTTCAATTTCCATAGCGATAATATCCTTTTTGGTGTTTACATTAATTTTATTGTTTTGTGAAATTTTATCACGCTTATCGTTTATAAAAGCGATGGGCATATCCTCTGATTCGGAGTACAAACCCCTAACATCAGCGGCGGGATTTAAAGTGTAAGCAACACCCAATGGGTATATATCACCCATAATTAATCTATAAATTCTTTCACCTTTATCGGTCTTACCCGACCCTCCGTAACTTTTCAAATAACCCTTTAATTCCTCTATTTCACTAGGATCAGAGATGATTTTTGCATCCTTTAGATCAGTGCTTCCAACCGCCAAAACATAATCACTGAAGCCAACTTCCCAACTAGCGGAAACCTTCTGGTAGGCTGAATCGGCGGGGTCAAGAGAGCGCTCAACCAAGTCGGTAAAATTTTTATTGACGGATTTGTAAATTACTGCCCCCAAAGCAATATTAAATGGATTTTTTTCATTCCTGACCTGATTGTCGCTTAATATTTTACTGGAAGCGTAGTCGCTGAAACCAGCCGACGCTATATGCCCCACAACTTTTTGTTTATCGTGTTCAATGTTTGTGGGCTTATGAACAAAATTCTTTGTATACTTGAGGGCAGTGGAAGTATCCATGCCGTCCCCATTTTTATTGAACTTGTTAACAACGGCAGCATTAAAAGCAACGCCTAATAGATCAATATTACTATCGTAATCTATATCAGTTGGAACGAGAGGAGCTAAGTTATCCAGCGAGGCTTGAGATATCAAAGAGGATTCGTTGATTTCACAGGCTAAAAGTGGGGACTCAAAAGTTGTGGTATACTTGTAGTCCATTACTTGTCTTCTGTAAAAGTCTTGGGCAGTGCGCTTTCAGCACCAATCTTCTTCGCTCTTTTAATTAACTTGGCTTTAAATTGATCAAATGTCATCGAGCCTTTGTAGCGACCCCAACTACTTACAGCGTCCTTCACATCTTGAGCGGACATTACAGGAAAAGAACGCCTCTTGGGATCAAGAAAATCACTATCCTTTAGCTCGCCACGCTTTTTGCCGTTATATCTTTCTGCGGCAATATCCATCAGCATCTGAGCATAACTCTTTTTGGGCTTGACCTTCTTTTTCATGTCGCCCCCACCATAGCCCCCGTCAGCCTTCTTCTTGCCCTTTCGCATCATCTCAAAGTCTTCTTTGGTGATTTTGCCATCCTTATTCTTATCAAGAGCGCTCTTTTGTTTAGGTGACATGTCGGCTTCCATCTTTTTCTCCGAATCTTTGTCGAACTTCATATCTCTTTTAAGAGCTTTCTTTTCGGCATCCTTCTTTTCTGAGGGCTTTCCCTTTTCTAGCTTTTTGATTTTGCTCTTATCATCGCTGATTGCATCCTTCTCATGCTCCACCTTTTCCTTCTTGGTATCGCGCTTTAATTCTTTTTCGTCAATTTTTTCATAACCAGCCTTGGATGCTTCTTTTTTCTTGGACTTCTTGTCGTCCTCTTTCTCCTCCTTGTCGTCGTCCCCCTTTTTATCGCCATCCTTTTTCTTCCGAATCATCTCCATGAACTTTTTTCGAGCCTCTTTTTGCTTTTCGCTTGCCCCTTTAGACTCGACGCTAACATCAGACTCGTCCTCCTTCATATCCTTTTCAAGAGCGGCAATCTCAGCTTGAAGATTCTTTACTGCATCCTGATGATGCTTGAGTCGTTCACGCAGATCTTCCGCCGCTAACTCGCGGGAGTCCTTGTTGTATTGGCGCTCATCTAGCTGCCTCTTTTGTTGATCTAGGGAATCATTTGCATCACTCTCCTTCGTAAAGAGTGAAATTTCAATTTCCCCGCGTCCGCGCTTAACTTCTACTTTGCTCTGAAGATTTTCTTTCATTACTGTGATAAAGGATTGCAGCAGGATAAACTTCCAGATTGTGAGTGTTAGATATATCTAAAACCTCATCCAGAGCATCCAAGTGCTGTATTTTGTTAAAATCCTTTACACAAGATTCCAGAGTTTCTACCCAAGATTCTTTATCTTTGGAACAAACGATAGATTCACATAATTTATCTAAAGCTTCCATTTGAGCCTCAGAAGCTTTCTTTGCCTTAGAAATGCCCAGTTTCTTTAGCATTTTTGCTTTAGCGTCAGTTACAAAACCCTCTATCTCATAGATAGTTTGCTGTATGCTTTCCCGCGAATAAGTGGCCTCAATAGGTATCCCAGTAGTACCCTCAGGTCTTCCAGCTTGACGGGGTGTGCCGTTTTTAACTGGCGCAGCCCCACCGCCTGACGGGCTTACCATGGGGACACCTCCAACAAGTGGGTTGTAGAAGCCCTCCTCTCTCTGCTTAACGAATTGTCCTTGCGCTGGAGCAATATCTTTAGCTTCGGGGAAGCGGCCCGTATTGAACATCTCCATTCCTTGCTGCGGCGTTAGAATACCCAATTCCATCAAGCGAGTCGAAACTTTCATTAATTGTGTTTCATCCCTCATGTCTACGTCCTTCATACGAACCGTAGGATATGACCTTAAGCCTAATTCTCTTGATATCCTTTTCACTTCCCTCTGAAGGAAATCATTAATGAACCCATGCCTTGCCTCCTTCAGTCTGTCGATGAAAATCTGAGCCTTAACTTGCGTTGCGCTATATTTTTCCTCGCCAATTACAATGTTTTGTAAGCCCTGCTTGATGTCCTCGTTGAGGATTTCATACTTTTCTGGCCCCAACACCCTATTAAGCTCTGGAATAATGAATTCAGCTTTTGTGGTATAATCGGAAACTAGAACGCGCCCAACACTTTCATTTTTGAAAAGATTCTGCATCGCCTTCAGGTTATTGGCATTGATACCGCCTTTGTCGGGGTCAGCACCCATTGTGATAAGTAAAATTACATTCTCAACTGTTCGGGTTATAGCTTGATCCATTTTTTTCAATTCAAGCTTGGCGTTTATATCCTCTAAGACTGGAAACCCAAATGGTATCGCAAATGGCTCATAATCTTGCTTTTTATAAAAAGAGTAAGACAGCCTGTAAGGGTCCAGCTTAACCTTTACTCCATCCTTGTGATATCCACCCTTTTGAATTAAATCTTGAACCTCTGGCTCTAAACTTTGGAAGATTTCGAAATCTTCCTCCGTTTGAGGGTTCTGTAGTCGCGCCATCTCATAATCGGACAAAATCTTTTCGTAGCCATCCACAGCAAAACTGGAAGCTTGCTTGGCTATAATATCGTAAGGGTTAAGTAAAATATAACGAAGCGGAACCTTATTAGCCGATGGGTTAATTGAGCCAACTTGATTCATAAGCTTGGCGTAATCTTCGGCTTTGAATTTTCCATCAACGCGATAAAAAAATACATTTCCGCTACGATAGTATTCTCTAAAGTATTGATCTTTAACATTTGTTAAGTTAATCCTCTTGAACCACTCTGTAAAAAATTCACGGCTTTTGCGTGTGCCGCCTTCAAGATATACGTCCGTGTTTGTGAACTCAGCCATTATGTCTATGGCGTTTCTAAAAATCGCCACATTGGCATAAGCTTTTTGGCAAAGTTCTATTCCATCCCTCGCGCTTACCCCATCAGATGCATACTGGTAGGGCAACAGCCCCACGCGAATACTTGAGAATCTATCGTGAAGATTACCATAGGCCGCACGATTAGTTCTGCTACCCGAGCGATTACCTCTACTTAAATTGGTTCGAGCTTTCGCCACATCGCTGTAAGATGCGTCGGATGTGTAAAATGGCTC